ACAATATGGGCGGTACAACTGCTAATATCGTAAAAGGTGGAGAAAGCACAACAGGCGGCACAAAAGGCGGTTTGTTAAATCCATCAACTAAAGAAGAAAACTTTGGTAACGTTAATGTCCCAGGCGGCAACGCAGGCAAGACAGCGTTTAAAAAGAAAGAACCTGGACACGGCGCTGAGAAAAAAGCAACTGGCGACAATGGCGACAGAAGTGCTGATAGCCCGTTAAATGGCGCTCCTAAAAGAGCAAAGTAAGTAGATGACGATGAATTATCTTCGTGAGAACCTGAGTTTCGACCAAGCGAGAGTGGTCGTTGAATCCGACGGTCAGGATGGAAAGAACTTGTATATGACAGGTATTTTCATCCAAGGTGACAAGCGGAATCAGAATCAGCGTGTTTATCCTGCGAAAGAAATCGCCAGGGCTGTCAAAACCCTGAACGATCAAATCGAAGGTGGATATTCAGTTTTAGGCGAAGTTGATCATCCGGACGATCTAAGAATTAACCTTGACCGCGTCTGCCACATGGTAACAAAAATGTGGATGGAAGGCAGTGACGGTTATGGAAAATTAAAAATCCTACCAACACCTATGGGACAACTAGTGAAAACTATGTTAGAAAGTGGAGTGAAGTTAGGAGTATCAAGTCGCGGATCCGGGAACGTTAGCGATAACGGTTCCGGTGAAGTATCCGATTTTGAGATTATCACAGTAGATGTGGTAGCTCAACCCAGTGCCCCAGGAGCATATCCTACACCAATCTATGAACACCTGATGAACAGTCGTGGTGGTTATAGTGCCTTACGCATAGCGCAAGAGGTTAAAGGTGACCCGAAAGCACAAAAATATCTCAAAGAGAGCTTATTAGGCATAATAAGCAAGCTCCGATAACAAGAGGAGAATCACATGTTGGACGCATTAAAGAATCTGTTTGAAAATAACGTGATTTCTGAAGAGATTAAGGCTGATATTGAGGCAGCTTGGGAGACTCGTTTAACCGAGGCTCGTACACAAGTTACTCAACAGTTACGTGAAGAATTTGCTCAACGCTACGAGCATGACAAACAAGTCATGGTTGAAGCAATTGATCGCATGTTAAGCGATCAATTAAAAGAGGAAATTGCTCAATTTGTAGAAGATCGTAATCAACTAGCAGAAGCAAAAGCTAGAGTTGTGGTAGAAGGTAAAAAAACTGCCAGCGTAATGAAGGAATTTGTTACACGACAACTAGCTGCTGAAGTTAAAGAATTACACGAAGATCAAGTACAAATGGCTTCTAAGTTTCACACACTTGAGAAGTTCGTAGTAGAAGCCCTAGCTCATGAAATTGCAGAATTCCATACAGACAAGAAAGATCTTGCAGAAACTAAGGTAAAACTAGTTCGAGAAGGCCGTCAGGCTTTGGCAAGCATGAAAGAACAATTTGTCAAACGTGCAGCTACACTAGTCGAGAATACAGTTGAAAAGACTCTTACCAAAGAGATTGGTCAGCTTAAAGAAGACATTGAAGCAGCTCGTAGAAACGACTTTGGTCGTAAGTTGTTCGAAGCATATGCTAGCGAATATCAAAACAGTTATCTTAGTGAGAAATCAGAATCAGCCAAATTGCTCAAAGTCATAGACCTGAAAGAATTAGAACTAGCCCAAGCTAAAAACGCTGTAGCAGAAGCTCGTTTAATCTCAGAAAGCAAAGAAGCAGAAATAAAAGCTCTAATGGAGAGCAAGCAACGTCAAGCAATTATGAACGAATTAGTAGGACCTTTGGCTAACGGCCAAAAAGCTATTATGAGTGAGTTGCTTGAAAGTGTACACACAACAAAGCTACGTAGTAGTTTTGACAAGTACCTACCAGCCGTAATTGCTGGCGAAGCTCCACAAAAGAAAAAACAGGCATTAGTCGAGGCAAAAGAAGTAACAGGCAACAAAGAACCCCACAGCGTCAGTAGCAGCAATCACGACAGTAATATTTTTGATATGCGTCGTCTAGCTGGAATTAAACATTAATTAGGAGAAAATAAATGTCAGAACTACTAACAGGCCGTTGGGCAGAGACTAAAGAAGCTCTTTTAGAAGGCCTTCAAGGCACAAAGAAATCTGTAATGGCAACTACGCTAGAAAATACTCGTAAGTATCTAGCTGAAAGTGCAACAGGTGGTGCTACTTCTGCCGGAAACGTCGCAACTCTAAACAGAGTTATTCTACCCGTCATCAGACGTGTAATGCCAACCGTTATCGCTAACGAGTTGGTTGGTGTACAACCAATGACTGGTCCAGTCGGTCAAATCCATACTCTACGTGTTCGCTATAGCGACACAGCAGGTAGTGGAGCTTCTGGTGCCACAGCTGGTGAAGAGGCGTTAAGCCCATTCAAGATTGCTGAAGCATATTCTGGTAATACTTCAACTGGTAAGGCAGCTGCCACAGCCGGTCTAGAAGGTGTTGCTGGTAACAGACTAAGCATCCAGATCTTGAAACAAACAGTTGAAGCTAAGACACGTAAATTGTCAGCTCGCTGGACATTCGAATCTGCACAAGATGCACAAGCCCAACAAGGTATTGACATCGAAGCAGAAATCATGGCTGCTCTTGCACAAGAGATCACAGCTGAGATTGATCAAGAGATCATTGCATCTTTAACAACACTAGCTGGTACGCAAAACTTACAAGCCTACGATCAAGCTGCTGTTTCTGGTACTGCTACTTTCGTTGGTGATGAGCATGCTGCTTTAGCAGTTATGATCAACCGTGTTGCTAACACAATCGCCCAGCGTACACGTCGTGGCGCAGGTAACTGGGCAGTTGTAAGCCCAACAGCATTGACAATCCTACAATCTGCTACTACAAGCGCATTTGCTCGTACAACAGAAGGTACATTCGAAGCACCTACAAACACCAAGTTTGTTGGTACATTGAACAATGCTATGAAGATTTATGTTAACACATATGCAGGCAACGACACAGTTCTAGTTGGTTACAAAGGTGCTAACGAGAGCGATGCAGCAGCATTCTATTGCCCATACATTCCATTGATGAGCAGTGGTGTTGTTCTAGATCCAGCAACATTTGAACCAGTCGTATCATTCATGACACGTTATGGTTATGTAGAGTTAAGCAACACTGCTTCTTCTCTAGGTAATGCAGCTGACTATCTAGGTACTGTAACTATTGCTAACGCAGTATTCAGTTAATCAACTTACCGTAAGGTAGTTAATTATAAAGGGCTCTTCGGAGCCCTTTCTCTTGATCTGATAAATACTTTGTATGACTTACACGGGGTAAGTTTTATGCGGAAATCCAACCGCGTACGGTCTAGAACACCGTTTTTCTTAAGGAGAAAACAAAATGGGACGTCCAATTAATAAAAGAAGATTCGGTAAATTACCAGACGCTGATGATGCAACGTTTTACCCACTAACGGGTGATACATTTTTTAACATAGAGGTCAATGTACAAATTGGCAGCGCAGCTGAAAGTGCTATCGGTTACATCTTAGCACAAAAAGGTACTAATAAATTCTTAGTTGCCAACGGTGCTACTGTAAATGATGAAAGCGTAGTTGTTGGTACAAAATACGTAATTAATGCACTAGGCAACACAGACTGGGCATCAATGGGTGTTCAAGGTGACGCCTATGTTAACAAAGTATTCACAGCAACAGCAGCCGGAGCAGGCACAGGTACTGTTCGTCTAGCAGGTGTTTGCACATTAGTTAACCAAGCAGACGGCAGTTTAGCTGCCAACGAAATGTCTATCATGGGTCAAATTGCATCAAGTGGTACACAAGTTAGAATTAAAAAATTGTACAATCGTACTGCTCGTGATTTTAACAATGTTCGCTACAAGTGGACAATTGCTGACGACTCAACAACTACATTGTTATTATTAACAGCAATCTAATATGACTATAAAGGTAGTTAACGTCAGTGCCGGCGACTATAGGGTAAACGTTCAAAGCGGCGGCACTATTACATTAAACACTGGTTCTCAGACAGGTACAGTCGTTGTCACCGGTGACTTATTAGTTTCCGGCAATACAACAACTGTTGAGTCTGAGACAATGACTGTTAAAGATAATATTATTACAATTAACAGTGGTGAAGCAAG